CGAAAGGTGCCTGTTGTTGAGGGAAGGCAGTCTAGGCTTGTAGCAGCATTAAAAAAATACAATAGTCAGAATACTGCTCTTCCTCTTCCATTGATATCGGTATATTTGGATTCTGCAATGCGCTTCGCCCGGGATCGAACGATGACGCCGCGCCATGTTCAAACCATTCAAGTATCCGAAAAGAAATTTAATACGGAAACAGGAATGTATGAAGTTTCTCGTGGAAATCGCGTTGCGATCCAGCGCATATCGCCAATACCTGTAGATTTGACATATGTTGTTCAAATTGCCACAAGCAATATTGACACTAAATTTCAAATCATCGAGCAGATTTTGCCACTTTTTAACCCTTCTTTCGACCTTCAACTAACAGAAAATCCACTTGATTGGACTTCGCAGTTGTTTATGACCATGGAAGAAGACATTACGCTCTTTGAGCGTTCTGTTGAAATGGGTCCTGAAGAATCTTACGAGATCACCACCCTTCGTTTTTTGGTCCAAGCGTGGATTAACCCGCCGGCATTGGTGGAGCGGCAGAACTTCATCAGAACAGCGTTGATTAATACTCATGTGAAAAATAATTTTTCTGACATTTATGATGAAATGTTCTGGGACAACGCCGAGCGTGCACAGAATTCGATTTCTGTCTCTACGATGGGAATCCGTCTTGCCCCTCGGCAGGTCACGCTGGTAAGCCCGTTCAATGTGTTGACCGATTCGCAAAACGAGCCTTTTTCTTGGGCATCTGTTCTGGAAACATATCCGGGGAAATTGACTTCAGAGAGTCGTCTGCGCGTCCGGCCACATTCCAATCTCGTGATAGAGGGTCGGGTTGGTGTTGTCGATGGGAGCCCTAATCTTTTGTCTTTTATCCCGGATCAGGAAACGCTTCCAACACCAACACTGCCTTCTGTTTTAACTATCATAGACGGACGTGTTCATCATCCAGAAGCCGACGACTTTCCAAATTATCCGTTGGGTACGCGCCTGATTTCTTCCACAATGATCCCTGAGGGCGCGGCAGCATGGGGAACGTTGTCTTTCCCCTCGGGAAGTATTTTGGAACTTGGCGATTCTGGTTGGTTTGTATCAGATTATGGAGACGAGACTCTTTTGGGCCATATTGTTATTAACGAAGACGACGGCGAGCCCTATATTTTCGGTATAGATGGCTGGCGTCATCTATATGCAATGTTTTATGGACCAGCAGAATGGGAACTCATCAACATTTGAAACGGCCACTGCGCGCTATTGGCGCTATAGTTTATGCTCGTAGTACACACCGACTCTTATTTGTTCAACGATCTGTGCGGTCTTCATACCCTCTCCATTGGGGAATTGTTGGCGGTAAAGCAAACTTTCGAGAAAGTCTTGAAGAAGCGTTGTTTCGAGAGATTTCTGAGGAGATTGGGCAACTGCCTCCCATAGTCTTCTCGGGGAAAATAAAGCATTTTGTTTCTGAAGATGGAGGATTTTCTTTTGATACGGTTCTTTTTGTAGTGGAAGATGAATTCATTCCTACACTTAACAAAGAATCAATTGGATTTTCTTGGGTTCATGCGGAACATCCTCCGAGACCTCTTCATCCCCGCCTTCGGGAGATCCTTGAAGCGTTACGGGGTTTTCGATTTTTTGATCCACAGCGTGTCGGCCTAAATAATTCTGAACAGGCGGGGGGCTCCAAATGAACGACGACGCGATAGAGTTGCGGATGGGGGAGCGCATTTCAGGAACCGACATGACGGCGCGCGATCGCATTAAGACAGAAGTCAAGATGTTGCTTGGCGGAGAAGACTTGAACGTGCATCTCAACAACGCCGAACTGGATCTTTGCGTGGACCGCGCTCTTCAAAAATATCGGCAACGTGCTCAGAATGCCTCTACTGTCGGATATTTTTTTCTTCAAATGGTTCCTGGAGAGTCTTCTTATATCTTACCAGCGGAGATTGTGGCGGTTGATGGTGTATATCGCCGTGGCGTGGGTTCTGTTCAGGCGTTTGCTCCTGGAAGCTTTGGGGCGGGCGGGCCAACTCTGGATCCGTTTGATGTGGCATTCACCAATATATATCTTCTTCAGATGAATAATCCGGGAGGATTGACAACCTACGAAATTTTCTCTGGATATATCGGAGAAGTTATGCGTATGTTCGGTGGATATTTGATTTATCATTTTGACAGATCTACTCGTAGAATTACGATCGATAGAAATCTTCGCGGAGGCGAAATTGTTCTTTTGAAATGTTCTTTTTATAAATTTGAACGGCAGATTCTTTCGGATTATGATATGCGTCCTTGGATACAAAATTATGCACTTGCTGAAGCCAAGATGATACTTGGTTCAAAATATTCTAAGTTCGGTTCTCTTCCCGGACCGCAGGGCGGAATTACATTGAACGGCGATGCGATGAAGGCAGAAGCAAAAGAAGAGATGGAAAAATTAGAAATTGATTTGGATATGTATGTCGACGGGTCTGCCCCTCCGTTTATTGCTGTTGGTTGAGGTCTGAAAAAAGCGCTTTTCTCCTATCAGACCCTAAATATGTTCTAGTAGAAACTCAATAGGAGTCTGAAAAAATGGCATTGGTATCTCCAGGCGTACAAGTAACCATCACGGACGAGACCTTTGGGTCGGCTTCGCCGCCCGGAACTGTTCCTTTATTGGTTATCGCCACCCGCGAAAATAAAACACAACAGTCTGGTGCAGTTGCCCTTGGTACCCTGAAGGAAAACGCCGGGCGTCTTTATACGATCACTTCGGTTCGCGAGCTTCTCAACACCTTTGGTCTTCCTGTTTTCCCGACATCTAATGGAAATGTGATTCAAGTCGACGAGACTAGCGAGCATGGCTTGTTTGCTGCATATAGCTATCTCGGTCAAGCAAACCGTGCATATGTGGTGCGCGCGGATATTGACCTTGGACAGTTGGAACCCAGGGAAGAAGCACCGTCTGGTCCGGCGGAAAATGGCACTTGGTGGTTCGAATATTCTGCCTCTCGTTTCGGCGTCTCTCGCTCGAATGGAAACTCCATTCCGGGGCTCGCGTGGCAGCCGGTCACTGTGCGCATTCCGCTTGCTTCTCAGATTGGTCCTGGCCCGCTTTTTGCGCCGATTAGCGGCTTTGGTGCCAACGGCGAGATTGCAGTGGTTGTCCATAACGACCAGAACCGCTATTTTGAGAAGATTTCTGGCCAGTGGTATCATATCGGCAGTGCTGCATGGAAAGCGGCGCGTCCAGTTGTTGTCACCGGATCCGTTTCTTCTCCAACATTGAACGACGCGGACACGCTAACGATCAACACACAGACAATCACATTTGTTGGCGCACCTACACAGGTTGATCTTGCTGATATTGTTTCGCAAATCAATACGGCCGCTGTTCCGGGAATTACTGCTTCTCAGGGTGGACCCGGAGGACTTCGGCTAGTATTAACAAATGCCACTGGAAATGACATCAACCTCTCTGGATCGGCGGGCGTTCTGGCAGCATTGGGTCTTCCTGCACAAACTCTTGGCACGAAGCTGTTTTATGGTCCTCATACAGCAGTTCCTACAAACGTTGCTGCGGGAAATCTTTGGATCAAGACCACCGAGCCGGCACAGGGGGCGCGTTTCGTGCTTCGACGCTTCAATGTTTCACAGAATCAGTGGATTCAGTTTGGTGCCCCTTTCTTTGAAGACGATGCCGCAGCAGACGCGTTTTATGGAACGAACAAGACGAGCAATTCTCTCTATGTTCGTTTTAATGTTGGTGGCATGGTGAATGACCCACTGGCTTCACATGTTATTCGTCGTTGGGATCCAAACGCTGCATCTTGGACTAATCTTGTTTATGTTGCGTCTCTACAGGCTCCAACTTCCAATCCGATCGAAGGAACTTTGTGGTTTGACCCTCGTTTCTATGCAGACTTCATGGTCAACGATGGTACGCAATGGAGAGGATATCGTAATGCGTATCCTCTAACGGATCCGGCTGGTCCAATATTTTCTTCTGCGGAACCGACGGAGCAATCTGACGGAAGCCAGCTGGAAGACTATGATCTTTGGGTTCGTACAGACGATCAGGCACGCTTCCCTCGCATTTATCGCTACCTAGCCGGCGAGTGGCGCCTGATTGACAACACTGATCAGAGCACACCGCTTGGTATTGTTTTTGGCGATCTTCGACAGGATTCTGGCCCTGCGGGTCCCTGGCTCGGCATGGGCGCGGACCCTCTCAGCACAAAAACTACTGATTTGCTCCGTTCCGACTGGGTAGATCCAGTGGATTTGACTCAGTTGAACCCGCAGGCATTCCCGCCTGGGGTTATTGCCCTGAATACACGCGCAGCCGGAAACATCGTCAAGGTTTATCGCCCATTTTACTATGAAGATCAGGCAGAATATACGGTTGGCGCATTTTTGAGCGATGCATACGAGACCGCAAATCCTGGGGCTCGGGCAACCGCCTTGGCATATTTGGCCAGCAACCCTGCCCGTTGGGTGAATTTCTCCGGAAATGATCTCGACGGATCTCCGTTTATGGGACGCTGGGCACAGCGCCATTGCGTTGTTCGTGCAATGCAGGCCGCGCTGGTTGGTACTGGAAACGGCGGACGAGACGCCGAAGCGATCCGCGATATTTCTGGCGTCTTTTATAATCTTATCGCTGCTCCAGGATATACGGAGCTATATGACGAGATGATCACTGTTGCTGAGGATCGTCAGGGAACTGTATTTGTACTGGTGGATCCACCGGCCTTTCTCCCAACAAATGGAACCAAGATCGCCGAGTGGGCAACCAACTCAAACAATGCCGCAACCAACGGACGATTTGGCTTGGTTAACGCGTACCCATATGCAGCCATCTATTATCCGTGGGGCCTTGGAACGAACGTCGACGGAAACAATATCATGATCCCCCCGTCAACAATGGCGCTTCGGGTCTATGGCTTCAATGACCGGGTGGGAGCTCTCTGGACTTCTCCCGCTGGAACCAATCGAGGGGTGATTACTAACGCATCCTCTGTTGGATTTTTTGATATTGAGGAACAGGAATATCGCCCGGCACGAATGTCTCAGGGACTTCGAGATGTTCTCTATGTGAATAAGATTAACCCGATCATTTCTGAGCCAACCCGCGGTCTAGTGGTCTTTGGCGATAAGACGCTTTCGCCAAATCCGACTGGTGCTTTGAGCCGCGTCAACGTGGCACGCCTGGTGGTGTATCTGCGATACGTTCTTCCGCTCATGCTAAATCCATTCTTGTTCCAAAACAACACCTCTGGAACACGCGAACTGGTTCGCAATATGATGCAGAAGTTTTTGTCTGGGTTGGTTACCCAAGAGGCCATTACAGACTTTGTGGTAGTTTGCGACGAGAGCAACAACACGCCCGAGCGGATTGCGCGTCAAGAACTGTGGGTCGACGTAGCCATCGTACCAGTCCGCAGCATCAACTTCATCTATGTTCCTGTTCGGCTTGCTACACAGCTGCCATAATAAAAAGTTGGGGGGAGGCATTGGTCTCCCCCCAACTGTTCCTATATAAATCGTGTGCGGGTGTGGTGTAGTGGCAACACGAGAGCCTTCCAAGCTCACAATGCGGGTTCGATTCCCGCCACCCGCTCCAGAATTCTTTTTCTTAGGAGATCTGTTGTTGAAATGAACGCTGTTCGTCTAGGCACCCATGTGCTCATAGATCTAAAGACACCAAGAATGGATCTCCTTGTTGACGAAAAACGATTTCAAAAAATACTTTCTGATATCTGTGTCTCTATTGGGGCTCACGTCCTATGTACTGAATTTCGTTCATTTGGTGAAGGGTATGGATATACAGGGGTGGTGGTGCTATCTGAGAGTCATGCCACAGTTCATACCTGGCCCGAACATGGAACAGCGTGTTTAGATATTTTTACGTGTGGTAATGTAAATCCCGTGGATGCTGTTTCCAGTATTCTTTCCTATTTTCAGGCAACAGAGCACAATGTAAAGATCTTGGAGAGACCAATCCTGTGAACAATACGGATGCTTTTCAAAAGTTTTGCGAAGACTTGCGAAACCTTCCACCACAAGATTTATTTGAGATTTCCAATATCGCAAAGTCATCTATTGTGTTGCAGCTGAAGGCCCGAAAAATACAGGCGGCTCCGGAAGTAGAACGCCGCCTGCTGATTGCCATTGGTGTAGTCTTAGCGAATATCGATAAGATCACGCCTGGCGCGTGAGATAATACACCCGAATTTGTTCTGGAGAAAAGAATTCGCGGACAGTGCGAAGAACTTCGTCTTTGTTGTATTTTTTACACGAAAAAACATTGATATAGGCATCGCCGTTCTTGTCGACAAGGTGCCCCGTAATAGAACTGGTCTCGATAAGTTGCACGAAGGTAAAGCCGGCTTTTTCTGGACAGTGCGTTGCAAAATGTTCAACCTGAGGCTCTCCGTAGGCAACCATGTCGATTCTCTTAACCAGGGTTTTGACAAAATTTATGATATTTTGTCGGTCAGTGATATTGGCAATCTTACATGCACGACAGTCGAGAATCATTTCGTAGCCCCAGTAGACATCCTCTTCGTTGATGGCGCAGCTTTCCATTTTGGTTCTCCTTGTTAAAAGATGCCAACAGATATAGTAACTAGAAAGCCCGGCGATGCCGGGCTTTCTTTGTTATCTTTTGTGAAAAAGATTAGAGTGTGTTTCCGCGCGGATCTGGCGTCGGGAATGTCATCACCGAGTACTGTCCGCTTTCATCTTCGCAGACCGCATTGTCATAGCGCAAGGTCATTTCAATGGTGACGAAGTCCGTTCCGTTGGTGTAATCGACATCTCCGAAGTTGATGCTTTCAAAGAAACAGCCTTCCAGTGTCCAGGTAATCAGCGCAAAATCGTGATTGCCCTCCAGCAACTGAATTTGCGTATCAAACTTGTAGTCGCCGGCCGCACGATAGCCAACCTGTGTATAGTGGTTCAGAATTCGGTTGCTCTGTCTGCCCAATTCGCGCATAACAGTATTGTCAACGGAATCGCGCACGGTCAGCGAAACAGAATTCCATTCGTGTTTTCCAGCATAATAGGCACGCGAGTTGTACGAGTGAACCTCTACGGGTGGATTTTGAAGCGTTGGAAGCTGAACGCTTTGTGCATTTAATGTCATTGCTTCCCCGAGACGGCCGGCATCACCAAACCCCAAGAATAGAACACGCCAGCGATGCTTCATTTTGGGCTGTGCGATTGGTCCCTGTCCCTGAGAACGGTTGATCGACACGCCGAATTTATCGACGGTTCGAACTGGAAGACCATATGGAATTGCCATGAAATTATCTCCTAAAAGACTTTGCATTATTTATGAGTTTGCGCTGGAAAGGTGCCTACCCCTCCCCTTTGCGTAATTTTGCCTGAAAAATGACTTGAGCCTAAATAGATTCGAGCACCAATGATGGTGTCAACCTTTATAGGAGAAAAAACATATGTCTACTCGTGTTAATGGCGTCGTGGGCGCCGGTGAATTTCTTGGACGTGACTTGACCGTTTTGACGGTCCGCACGTTGATTCCGTTGGCCGACGGAAACCCCTTCGACACCAACCTTGATGGTGTTCCGGGCCCGCTGGCGGCCTCCTCCAACCGTTTGCGCATCTTGCAGATTCTTGGTA